GAATTAACAAATTGTCCTAATATTTATCAGTTATTAATGTCAAACAATAATGGTTCTATGATGAATGATTTGCATTTATATACTCTGTATAAATTGAAAAAATTGGATGTAAGCAATTCAACTTCTTTGAAAAATATTCGTTTGCCAAAATATATTTCTCAGGATGAAGCAAATAGAGTTGCTGCTTTGAAAGCCAATAATCCTAATTTAACAGATGAAGAATGTAATGCTCAACTTTGGAATGTACTGGAAACCCTTAACATTCGAAGTTCAAGTATTATTTCTATTCAGTATGGCTCTGCGGAAATTGCTGAATCGGATAGAAAGTGTGATATGAAACAATTATCTAAACTTTCATCTATTTCATTCCAGAACTGTACAAGTATCAAAGCAATTGAAAATATTAATTATGTAACTTCAAATATGGATGCATTATTTGATGGTTGTAACTCTTTACAGAGAGTAACAGGATATTTAAAATGTACATCATTGGCAAGATATTTATTTAGATATTGTTATGTCTTGACAGATATTAACAATCTAACATTTGATTTTGCTGGTGTTACAGATATATCTTATTTATTCTATGTAAATGGTGGTAACGGTGGAACACCTACATATGCTATGGCAAGAAAGGTTTTATATGCTTGTGATGAAAGTCTGAAGAATATTAATAACCTTATGTGGGGATGTAAAACTGAGCAGACAATACCTAGTGATTTGTTTGCACACACACCAAATATTACTACTGCTTCATGTGCATTTATTAGTAATAAATTAACCAAGATTCCTAAAGCATTATTTGATAATCTGACAAAACTTCAAAATGCTTCTTATATGTTCTATGTTTGTAGAGATTTAGTTTCTATTGACCAGAATGTATTTGAAAAAGCAGTTAGTTTGGTTGATGTTTCAAGAATGTTTGGTGAATGTACAAATCTGGTTAATTTTATTCATTCTAATTGCAATATCTTTGCTAATACCCCAAACATTACATCAACTTATGCAATGTTCCATAATTGTATAAAATTGATTAATACAAACGGATTATCTGGTATGTTAGACCCATTAGTAAATTTAAAAGATGCTTCTTATATGTTTTATGGTTGTGCAGCTCTTACTGGAAATATACCTAATGGTTTCTTTGCAAAAAATGTATTGTTGGCTACTGCAAATGGTGTATTTGCTGGTTGTTCAAAGATAACTGGATTGCCAAGTCGGTTATTTAGAGTGAACGAATCAGACAATAATGAATTGCCTTATCTTACTGCTGCAAAATCAATGTTCTATGATTGTACAGCTTTAACTGGCGATGTACAAAGTGACTTCTTTATTGGTGCAAGTAATTTAAAACAAATTGGACAAGCTATTACAGATAATCTACCAATGAGTTCTTATCGTTATACTTTATATGGATTCTTTGGCAATACTAAAATAGAGGGATATTTTGAAGATTTTCTTGCCACTCTTCCTAACTTATTGGATGCAAGTTATTTGTTCTATCATAGTTCTGGTACAAATAATGAAGCATTAAAATATTGCTATTATAGAGAGAACGGTGTAGAAAAAGAATATACCAACAGCTTATCAATTAATATGTTTAATGGAAATCCATTACTTCAGAATGTATCTAATGCTTTCCGTTATTGTAAAGGATTGAAAGGTTGTATTCCATATAAAGAAGTCAATGGAAAGATAATATCTATTTTCGAACCATGTAAGAATAACATTATTGATGCTTCTTATATGTTCGATAACTGTACTTTGTTGAGTGGTACGGATTTAGATAATTCTGTTATGGTCGGAATTAAAAAAGAATTGTTTAAAGATTGTATAAAATTACAAACAGTAAAACAATTCTTTGGTTCTAATAGTAATCATTCATTTACTATTCCTACAGGATTATTTGATGGATGTATTTCTTTAAAAGATACTTCATATCTGTTTTATAATTGTGCATTACTTCAGGGTTCTATTCCTGTATCCTTGTTTAATTCATGTAGAGAGACATTGGAAGATGTTTCTTATATGTTCTGGGGATGCTTAGAACTTAGTGGAGAATTGCCAACAGGAAGTAAAGATGAGTCAGGAAATATTACACAGAAAGGATTTTTGGCAGATTGTCTTAAATTAAAAAGTGCTTCCTATCTATTTTATGATTGTGAAGGACTTACAGGCGGTATTCCTGATGATATATTCTATACTTCAAGTATTACTGATAAATATACTGAATTGAAAGATATTTCTGGTATGTTTAGAAAATGTCGTGGATTAAATGCAGCCTATCATGATGAATCATTAGATGTAGATTATATTTGTGCATCTGATATGTTTGCAAAATGTGTGGCTCTTACTACTATTGCTGCTATATTTAGAGAATGTTTTAAATTACCAGCTTGTAGTATTCCACAGAATTTATTTGCAAAACAGACCGCATTACAATATGCTAATGAAGCGTTCTATGGTATTGATAATTTAACAGGAGCAATTACTAATACATTTATGATTAACTGTATTAATACTCTTGTTAATGCATATGGTATGTTCGCATTTACAAATATCTCATCTGTTTCTTCAGGATTCTTACATGGAGAGCTGAAGAATACCAAGTTGAAATACATTGGTGCATTATTCTATAGATGTTCTAACATCTCTGGTACTGTTCCATTTTTCTGGGATGGTAATACATTTAGTGCCATTGTATCTGATACAACTGGTTATTTTGGTGCATTGTACAATTGTTCAAAATTAAGCAACTATGCTGCTGCCAATGCTGTGTCTACAAACTGGACTAAGAATTTGGACATTTATGCAAGATAATTTTCATTAAAACTAGAGGGTTGTCATTATTATGGCAACTCTCTTTTTATATAAGATGGAGGTAATTATGGCTTATATTAAAATTCGTATTCGTGGAGATACAGCAGAAAACTGGAAAAAATCAAATCCTATATTAGAAGAAAGAGAGATTGCGGTTGAGGTAGCTCAACAATCTGCTTCTCCTTGGAAATTAAAAATCGGTGATGGAAAAACACCTTGGAATGATTTGGGTTATAGCTTTGATTATGATTTGGTTAATCAAACATATATCAATACTTATAATGCTTATCTAAATACCAAGAATCTCTATGATTCTTTTTCTTCAACATGGAAGCAAACATCTCAATCATTTGCGGATTCACTAAAAAATATACAGGAAGCAGAAATTACAATTTCTGAATCTGAAGCCCATGTAGTTCAAATTCGTGAAGAGATTGATGAGTTAGTAAACAACTCTTTAATTCAGGCAACACAACAAATGCTAAAAGAAATTCAGAGTTATTTGGATGAAATTAATTCTGCAAAAGAAGGATTGGTTTTAAATATAGCTGCTGGTAATGCCACAAGTTTTGATGTGCAAAATATTGATGGTGGTAACGCTACTACTGTTGACCCTTATAAATTAGATGCTGGAAACGCTCTAAGTATATTGAATTAAGGAGGAAAATATATGGTTTCAAAAGTACATTTTGGTTCTTTTTATGGAACTGCTACAGCAAATGTAAATATGGTTGATGTATTCAAAGAAGCAGAAAAGGTTAAACACCCACAGTTTGATTTTAACACTGTAAGAAAAATTGCTATTGAAGCACCAGCCAAAACAAAGGTAACTGTAAATGATGTTGACATCACTATGCCTTCTACTGGAATGTTGAAATTTGGACTCGATTATGTTCAGATTACTAATCTTGTATTTGAGACAGATTCAGATGTAAATATCATTTATATGTATTAAGAGAGGAATAAGTTATGGGTTTATTTTCAAATGACTGTAATATGTTTTCGGGTGGAATGTTTGGAAATGCTATCCTCTCTTCTATTTCACCTGAAACTTATTTCAATTTGTTAGCTGGAGATGCGTTTTCCATTGATACAGGAATCTATATTAATGCTGGAGATGCCATCTCTATTGATAAGCAAAAAATCAATGGCGGTACTGCAATTGATTAATTATAGAGAGGAGTGATTTTATGGCAACATCAACTATTACGTTGAAAACTGATACAACTGCCAACTGGGAATCTTCAAATAGAATCTTAGCTTTAAATGAACCAGCTTTAGAGCGTACTACAGATGGCTATATCAATATGAAATTAGGTGATGGTTCTACCCCTTGGAAGAATCTTGGCTATGTATTTCAGTTGAAGAAGATTGAAGAATTAAACACAAGTTCACAGGCAAATATCAATACTGCTACAGAACAGGTAACTTTGGCGAAAGCTGAGGTAGCAAAATGTATTGCAGAATATGAAAAAGCTAAAGGAATTGTTGATGGTTTTACCAATAAAATAGAAATTTTAAGTGATAATGCCACTACTGCTACAGAGAGAGCAAATAACGCTGCTGCTGCTGCGGAAGCTATTGTGGCAGAAAAAATTGGAATTAATGATAGTAAGGCTGGTGCTGGCACAACATATAGTTCAAATAAAATCGAAGCTATGTTAAAAGTGTTGTCCACTAATCGTCCAAAAGAATGGGGTGTACGTTTTCCACTTTATACCGCTGGTTCTAATCCAAAAGGTGAGCGTTTAGGTGATGCTATTGGATTAGTGGCAAATGTAGGTACAGATACAGTAGATGCATATAATGATTTTGATTATCTTATGCCTTGGAAATCTCGTAGAGTAAATGGACATTGGGATGGAAAAGATTTTGTTGTTACTGCTGTAGAAGGTGAGCCAAATTTTGCAGTCGATGGTTCTAATGGAAATGTATATGCAGAAAGACATTTATTCTATTACAAATATGTATTTACTGATACATACTATGAAATTTGGATTTCTGACCAGCACCTTGATGGTTATGAAATTCCTGAAAGATTTGTTAATCTGGATGGTTCTGTAATGGATACTTATTATTATCCATGTTATAAAATTGGTTTGGATGCTTCTGGTAATCCAGTATCATATAGCGGTATTAATACTATGCTTAGTCGTTCTTATGATGGTTATAAGTCATTACTTAGAAGTAAGCTTGGTACGAATTATCATATTGAAACAACAAAAGATAGACAAATTAATGAGTTGTTATTCTATGTAGAATTTGCAACACGCAACTCTCAGGATGTTATGTATGGTGCAGCTTATATGAGATATGATAACGCAAATGATGTCGCTACTGTTGCTACAACAAATGGAAACAAATTTATTTGTGCTAATGATATTGCAGCTAACTATGTTGTTGGTCAAACAATTGTTATTGGTTCAACAAAGAATGGTTCTGAGATTGCAAACAATAGAAGAATTACCTCTATTGAAACATATGATGCTTCTAATAAAGCAATTGTATTTGATGGAGCTGCTGTTAATGTAGCAGTTGGAAATTATATTTCTTCTCGTTGTTGGTTCTCTGGTGGGTCTGATTCTGTTATTACTCCTTCTGGTAGTGTGGTATCAAATACTTCTGGTAAATACCAGATGCGTTATAGATACGTTGAGGACTTGTGGGGTAATCAGTGGTCTATTATGGCTGATGTGTTAATTCAGGATTATCAGACATATGTGTGCAAAGACCCAACTAAGTTTGCAAATTCTATTACTTCAGATTATGAACAGATTGGCTATGTCAATTGTTCATCCGAAGGATGGACGAAAGAACTCGGATGGGATGCGGAGCATCCATACGTGCGTTTGCCGATTGTTGTCGGTGGTGCGTCCAACCAGTATTTCTGCGATTATTACTGGAAGAACACAGGGCTGCGTGTCGTTTACGTTGGCGGTTATTTGGTTTACGGTGCTAACGATGGGCTTGTCTATTGGTATTGCTACTACGATGTCGGTAATGCGT